ATACGACTGCCCTCGAGACTCTAATTGGGGAGATACAAACAAGTCCGACGGCCAACACAATCCTTGGTAGACTTAAAGCTTTAGAGGATAAAGAACTAGATACCTCGGCTTTAGAAACACTTATTGGCGAAATACAAGTAAGTCCGACGGCCAATACAATCCTTGGCAGACTTAAAGCTTTAGAGGACAAAGTGCCTATTGGTTTCTTACTTGCAGAACAATTAGATGAGACAGATGCCGTTGAGGGACTTTTAACCTTTACAGATGAGGTTAATTATATTGATATTTTCAATACTGATGCCACAAACATTGGCGTCTTCACATTCAATGGAATAACAATTAAAGTCCCACCTAGTGCGAGTATATTTACAGGTATTGCAGGAACTCCAGCCGCAACAGGAACGGTGACTGGGGCAACTACCTATATTGTGGGGAGGTATGTATAATGAAAGGACATTATACACCTACTGAAAAAAGTGGAGAAGGACCTGGTCCTTCATATCCTCGTTATCCGGTATTATCAGATTCTTTACATCTAAGTATCAAAATGGTTTATGATCCCTATATTTATGTTGTAATCACGGAAGATGATGATTTTGTCGCACCAGACACTTTAACCATTGAAGTTGCTATGGTTGGTGGTGGCGGCGGTGGTGGTGGTGCCTCTGGAGACGCTGTTGCTGGTGGATCTGGAGCAGGTGCTGGTGGAGTATTATTTGGAACTATGGATGTTATTGCCGAAACTACATACCCTGTTGTTATCGGTCTTGGTGGTATTGGAGGAACCATTGGTACTAACGGAACAAAAGGTGGAGACACTACTTTTAATGGTTTTACAGCCATTGGTGGCGGAGCTGGTCGAACAGCTGATAATCAAGCCACAACAGATTCAGATGGCGGATCTTCTGGTGGAGCATCTGGTTCTGGTGGCGGAGATGCCGGTACAAAAGAACAAGTCGATAATGGTCTCATGCATGCTTTTGCTGGTATTGGCGGAACGCATAATGATGCTGATGCAGGATCTTTCTCTGGTGGTGGCGGTGGTGGTGCTAATGAAAATGCTACCGGTCGTACAAGAGGTCTTGGAAAAATGTTCTGGGCTTTTGAGAGTCATAGTTTCTATTTGGCTGAAGGTGGGTTTGGTCAAGGAACTACGAATGATAAATTTGCTGGTGTGGCGCGAGATCCTAATAGTGGTCATGGTGGACATGGAGCAAGTCATATTGGTACTGGAACTGGTGGAAACGGCGGATCGGGTATAATTATAATCAGGTATAAGTTAGATGTATTATAAGGAGGTTAAAAAGAATGAATGATTTTTATGCAATACCTCGTTCGGGTTTCGGAACCAGTCTAGCAGCAGCATTGACTGAAAAATATGCTTCAGGCGTCACGGTTCATTTTTCTGATGACCTGACCTGTATATTCTCTTGTGCAGCCATTTGTGATAAAGTAATTTTCATAAAAAAACAAGTATTTAATAATTACTATTTCACAACCGGTTATGATAAGATCAATTGTTACTTTGGCGATGCATATGATCACGATGCTGTGATTACAAATCCATATCAAGTAAGTGGAGATGGTTTTACTGATTCGTATGATAATCCAGCATTTGGTCCAATTGTCACAGCCGATCTAATATTAGGCGACGACTTTCTTCTCATTTCTTCAGATGATCCAAATCATACTCAATTAGCCTTATTTGGAAAGTTGACGAATGGAAAATTTATAGCAATGGGTTGGACTTTTGCAACAAACTATACTCGTACTCGTTTCTGTCATGGTTATGACACGAGTGATCTGACAACAGAGATAGATACAGTAACGTTGGCTACGACCTGCAATGATGATAACAAATTTGTGACCATGCCTTTCTTAATAAGAAAGGGTCTTGATTTATTTACTAACTCGAATGGCAGTTATGCCACAATACCCAATCTTTTCAACGTTGCCTATAAAGGTCGAATCGTTGCTGATTCTTTCTACGTTAGTGGTTATGGGTTATATTCAGCCTCTAACGTTCTTCAATTAAATACCTCTTTATTATGTTTAATTGGGGAATAGAACAAATCGAGAGAGGTGAGTAAACATGATTAGATTTAAACAAAAAGGAGACTTTCATAATACTGAGAAGTTCTTTAAGAATGCTGAAACTCTTGAATACTCACCTCTCTTAGTTAAGTATGCCGAATTGGGAGTCGAGGCACTCGCTTCTGCAACTCCTGTAAGAACTGGATTGACTCGTGACTCTTGGAGTTATGAAATTCGGAAATCAACGAACTCAATCGCAGTCTATTGGAGTAACTCCAACATAGTCAATGGTGTCCCAATTGCTGTTATTTTGGAGTATGGGCACGGAACTCAAAATGGGGGTTATGTCCAAGGACGACATTACATAGATCCTGCTATTCAACCTATATTTGACCAGATGGCTAATGACGCATGGAAGGAGGTAACCCAAATATGACTATTGTCGATAAACGTGTTGTAGAAATGCAGTTTGATAATGGACAGTTTGAAAGTGGCGTCCATACAAGCGTCAACTCTCTTGATAAATTAAAAAGTAGTCTGAATTTGGATGCCTCGGCAAATAGTTTATCAAACTTAAACGAGGTTGGTAAGAACTTCTCGCTTGCAGGTATATCTCAAGGAGTAGATGCTCTCGTTAGTAAATTTTCAACTCTTGGAATTATTGGGATTACCGTTCTTCAGAACATGACTAACGCTGCTCTTAATCTTGGTGGTCGCATGGTCAGTGCTGTAATCGACCCCATTTTACAAGGTGGTAAAGCACGAGCAGAGAACATAGAACAAGCTAAGTTTCAATTCAAAGGTCTTGGCATGGACGTAACGGCATCAATGGCGAGTGCTTTAGACGCTGTAAAAGGAACGGCTTATGGTCTTGATGCTGCCGCTAAGGTCGCGTCACAACTCGGTGCTTCGGGTATAAAAGCTGGTAAACAAATGACTAGTTCATTAAGAGGCGTTGCTGGTGTCGCCGCGATGACCAGTCGGTCATATGAAGACATTGGTATGATCTTTACAACTGTTGCTGGTAATGGACGACTCATGGGCGAACAATTAATGCAGTTATCCTCTTCGGGAATTAATGCCGCGGCTGTTTTAGCTAAGTATTTGCATAAAACCGAAGCGGAAGTTCGTGATATGACGAGTAAAGGCCAAATTAGTTTTCAGATGTTCTCTGATGCTATGGATGATGCTTTTGGTCAACATGCTAAAGATGCCAATCAATTATATAGTGGTGCTCTTGATAATGTCCATGCGGCTTTATCACGTTTGGGTGCTGATATTGAAACTCCTAAATTGGAACAGATGCGCAAAATCTTTAATGCATTGATTCCTATCATTGATAATGTTCACGAATCCTTGATGCCTCTGATAAATGATTTCGGAAATGTCATCACGGCAATCACTGATGTGGAGATTATCAAACTTAACAATTTAGATCTCAGTCCAATCGTTCCAGTTGTTAAATCAATCGAGAATGTCTTTAATGGATTAAAGAGTATCTTAAAACCAGTGACAGAAGCGTTCAGTGAAATCTTTCCACCTATACGTTCCTCCCAGATTCTTGCGATGGCTTATGAACTTCAGATCTTGACTGAGAAATTCAAAATGGGAGAACAAACAGCAGATGGAGTAAAACGTTCTTTTGCTGGGGTATTTGCAGTTCTTGATATTGGGAAAATGGCTTTTATGGCAATTGCAAAAGGTCTTAATGAACTCATTATATATTTGCAACCAGCAGCAGAAGGGGTTCTTTCTTTCAGTGGGTCTGTTGGCGACATGTTTGTTTCATTAGATAATGTCTTAAAAACATCCGATGCTTTCAATAAAATCATAAAGACGATTGGTGATATTCTTAAACCTTTTGCCAACGGATTAAAAAAGATAGTGGAAACTATCAAGACCAGTGTCGATTCTATTGGACAAATTAATACCAATGGGGTCACTACTTTTGGGAACAACATGGCCGCTGGATTTAATCCTATCATTGCCTTTGGTACATTAGTTGGAAAAATATTTGATGGAATCGCCAATGTTATCAAAAAGGTAATTCCTGTTCTTTCAAATCTAGGCAAAGATTTAGGCAGAGTCTTTACTCAAATCAGCCAAAATATAAGTAGTCCTTTTAGTGATCCAGGAATTAAAAGGATGTCTGAAATTGTTAACGGCGGACTCTTTGTGGCTATCGTTGCCGGACTTAATAAATTCGTAGGTATACTTCTAACTATTATGCGCGATATAAAAGCAGGTGGTTTCGGGAGTATCATGGGAATCCTTGATAATGTTCGTGGTTGTTTATTTCAATACCAACAACAACTCAAAGCGGATATTCTAAAAACACTCGCAGAGGCTATTGCTATATTAGCCGCCTCTCTATTACTCCTATCCACAATTGATCCACAGAAACTTGCTGGTTCATTAGCCGCATTAGGCGGTTTATTTACCGAACTCATGATGTCAATGTCTATGTTAACAAAGTTAACTGGGGTTACAAGTGCCATTCCTATCATAGCATTATCTATAGCTATGAGTGGTTTGTCTATAGCCCTTCTTCTCTTGTCCTTCGCATTAGTCAAACTATCAAAACTGCATTGGGAAGAGATCGGAAAGGGTCTTTATGGGATTGCAGGTATGGCTGCAATTTTATTAGTCTCAGCAAAGATGTTAGCAAAGAATACGGGGCCATTAGTTACAAGTGCAATCGGACTTGTTATATTTGCTGGAGCTTTGTATATCCTCGCGATGTCTGTCGAAAAGTTAGGGAAACTTAATACTCATGAATTGGCAAAAGGATTACTGAGTATTGCAATTCTTGTTGGCGAATTAATACTTTTCTTGAAATATGCAAAATTAGACGACAAGAGTTTAGTGACTGGTCTTGGTTTGATGGCATTAGCTGGCGCTTTATTTATATTAGCAAAAGCCGTAGGGATGTTTGCTACTTTAGATAGTGGCCAAATGATGAAAGGTTTAATTAGTGTTGGTGTGATTTTGGGTGAACTTTCTGCATTTACTCATTTCACAGCTGATGCTAAAGATGTTATTTCAACAGCAATCGGATTGACTGTTATTGCGGCGGCAATGCTTATATTTGCAAAAGCTGTAAAATCTATGGGTGATCTCCAAGGAGACGAAATAGGCAAAGGTTTATTTGCAATGGCCGGTGTGTTAACCGCAGTAACTATAGCTATTCGCAGTCTCCCAACTGACACATTAGTTAAAAGTATTGGTCTTGTTGCTATAGGTGGCGCATTAGTCATCTTGGCCAAAGCTTTGCAGATGATGGCAAGTATGTCATGGGAACAGATCGCGAGAGGTCTTATTGCTTTGGCTGGTTCTTTGGCGATTATCGCATTGGCTTTAGATGCCATGGAATTAGCTTTACCAGGGGCAGCGGCTTTATTGGTTGTTTCGGCAGCACTGATTCCTTTGGCAGTTGCATTAAAAATGTTTGGCGATTTATCTATGGGCGAAATTGGTAAGGGTCTGTTAGCTTTAGGCGGAGCCTTACTCGTTCTTGCTGTGGGCGGTGTGGCCCTTACACCAGCAATTGTTCCTTTATTAGGGTTTGCAGGTGCGGTAGCCCTTCTTGGCATTGGCGTCTTAGCCATTGGTGTTGGTTTATTAGCTTTCTCTGCGGGATTAGCCGCTTTAGCAATTACAGGTGCAGCGGGTTCCGCTGCTTTAATCTCTCTTGGGAAAAGTCTGATCGATTTAATACCCTCTCTTTTTAAAGCTTTAGGCGCCGCGATCATATCCTTCGCAGAAGTTATTGCTACTGGAGGACCGCAACTAACTGCGGCATTCGTAACCCTAATTACATCGCTTTGTAATGCGATTATTCAATTAGCGCCAATGTTAATTACTACTCTTATGACTGTTATATCTACACTTTTAGACGCAATCGTTCAAAATGGTCCCAAATTCCTAGACGCGGGTATGCAAATTATAGTGGCTTTCTTAAAAGGTATAGCAGATCATATTGGTGATATAACTACAAACGCAATACAAATCGTTGTAAATTTCATAGAAGCCGTAACTGGGCAGTTACCAAGTATTATTCAAGCAGGGGCAGATCTGATCCTGGCGTTTATTAATGGTGTGGCAAACGCTCTACGAGGAGATACTCCGGCATTAGTTGAAGCTATGAAACTTTTAATAGGCGCAATGATCACCGCTGGAGTAATTGTCATTACCGGAGGAACAACCCTTACCGATTTCGAGACTGCTGGGTCACAAGTAATAGCTGGTTTCGTTAAAGGAATTAAAGACGGTTTTAAAGACGTTATTGCTGCTGGTGGCGAGTTAGCTTCTGCAGCTCTTACAGCAGCGAAAAACATCTTAGAACAAAAGTCTCCATCGAAAGCATTCGAACGAATTGGCAAATATTCAGTGATGGGGTTTGTTCAAGGATTATCAAATCTTGCTGGTGTTGTGGAAACGACTAAGAAAATGGGAACCATTGTTATGTCCGCGTTAAGTGGATCTGTTGGAAACATCTCTGATATTATACAAGGAGAAGTTGGTTTGAATCCGACAATCCGTCCAGTCTTAGATTTGACGGACGTTCATGATGGATTAAACTCTACCTTTGGGCAGACACAAGGATTTACTTTGGCGACCGCTAATCAAAATGTATCATCAATTAGTAGAACAATGGGCCAAAATAATAAAACGGGAACACCAGAGCAACCAAATCAAAATGGGACACAAAAGGTTGTTCATAGTGGCAAGATAACTGTTGAAGGGGTAAACAACAAAGGCGAATTAGTTGCTGTTGTCGACAAGACCTTTGACCAGAATGACCGTCGAGTACCTGCCCGTGTGGCCACTCTACCAAGTATGATATAAGGAGGTGATTCCATGAGTTCGTGGGGAGGTTCTGATCTCCAGATTGTCGTTGGTTCTATAAAAGCGGGAGGTAGTGCAACGTTAGGCGAGACACCCATCCTGCCTAATCCCGCATCACTTAGTACCGTATCTACAATTCTTCAACAACAAGGACGCAAACGACGTAGAGCCGGAGCGAAACTTTATGCAGATAATATATCAGATTACAACTCGTATAAATCCGCCATGGATGCCTGTACTACTGGGACGTTATCCATTGATCCAGCAGGGGTCTCCGGCACATATTTAGTTGAGAGTGTTGGGGATCCCGAGTTTGTACAATGGGATATGATTTTCTTTGATGTTACTTGGTTGGAGGTGTAACAATGGCGGATATTCCAGTTGAATTTCAAACTCTGTTAGCATCAAAGGTAATGATTGGAGACAATCTCCCAACAGGTGTCGTAACTGTTGGGGGAATGGTTATTCCCGATATCATTTCTATAAGTGTTGCTAGGTCTAAAGGGACGGCTTCGCAGGCTACGGTCGCCATTGATAACGAGGGAGGATTAAAAGCTGGGGATCCAGCTGGACCTTATAATCATATTCTTTGGCCTAATAAAATCGTAACAATCACATTAGGTTATGGTGCTGCGCAATTTCTAGTATTTACAGGTTTTGTTGATGATGTGAATATGAATGCTACTCCTGGTAGTGCTACGATTACAATAACTGCTCGAGATTATTCGAAACTCGCCATTGACCAAATGGTTCAAATGATGTGGGGAGAAGAAATGGTATACGAGATAGTTTATCAATGGCAAACACTCGAATATACCTTTGGCGCTCTTGCGGCATTGGCTGGATATGATCCGGGTAAGACGCATGTTGAATCAACGGGTATTACTTTACCTGAACTATTATTTTCACGAGAATCATACGCAGATGCTTTTCAAAAAATATGCGAATTGAGTTTATTTGAATGGTTCTGCGACGAACAAGGAGATTTATGGTTCCGTAAAGCTGTAGATCCAGCCCCAACAGCTGTATTTGCATTCGTGGAAGGTGTGGATATTGTTAATTTAAATTATGTTATTAGTGATGCTGAGATCTATAGCAAAGTTGTAGTACAAACTACAGGTATTGAAGGTGGCACTTGGCAAGCGACTGCGTCTTGTAATGAGAGTGTGTTTGGCGTTCCAGTACAAAAGACAATGTTTGTTAATCTTATGGAAAGAATGACTGATTCGCCAGGATGTTCAGCTTTGGCTGTTATGTATGCGGCGGCTGTGGATATTAAATCACGATTAGTTACGTTTGCAATTGTTGGGAACCCAAATGTAAAGATTGGCGATTGTGTATCTGTAACTGAAACCACAACGAGTATTTCAGAAATATATCGTGTGTTTGATTTATCTCATAGTATGGACGCGAATAATTCATTAGTTTTTGGAACTACAATTAAATGTTATCATTATGCATCGGGGGCGTAAATATGAATACTGCACAACAAACAAAAGCGCAGATAGATCGAACCTTGCGCCAGTTTCAAATGGCTGGTGAGATAATTGAATATGGGGGAAGTGTTGCGTGGGCAGTTGGAGGCACAACGGTTTTATTTTATAACACATATGCACAGAAACCTGTTTGGTTTTCCCATCCACCTTGTGATATCGTTCCACTTAAAGATCCAAATATGAACTATATAGGATTAGTACTAACGCCTATAGGCGGGCAAGCAGGAGATACTTATAATTTTATGGCTATATGTAGGGACCGTTGTATGCCTTATGTTGCACCGCCTTAGGAGGTTAATTAAATGATTGAAGTCTGGTCGGCATCCGACTTAAACAATGTTCGTAACGATCTGGGCGGAGATTATGTTCAGAAGGCCGATATCGACCTAAGTGGTTATGACTGGGAACCAATCGGAAATCATAATACACCTTTTTATGGGAATTACGATGGCGGCGATTTTCAGATTACTAATTTATCCATAACTTTACCTTTTGGTTCTGAGGAAATGTATTATGGATTATTTGGGTGTGTTGATTATTCTCATCAAGGGGATAGTGGGGTATATACACCAGGTCTAATTCAGAATACACATATTCGAAGCACCAACCAAATGGGAATTCTTGTAGATAGTACATTTCATGCTTCAGGAGGAACTGGCGTTGTATGTGGCGCTTTGATCGGCCAAATAATTGGCGGTTCTGTTCTAAAATGCGATTCCACAGGTAGTATTAACACCATGGCATATTCAAACGGTAATCCTGGAGGAGGTGGCGGGTGGCCAGAAGATCCTGCTTATCAAGCTTGGGTGGCTTGTAGTAAAGTGTCTTATGGTGCAATTGTTGGGGGACTTATTGGTATTAATATTGGCGCCAATATTAGACAATGCTATTCTACCGTCAATATACATTGCAATATAGATATATCCTCGTATATATTGTATCCTGGATTCGCAATCGTCAATTGGGGAAACGATTGGATCGATGCGCCCGAACGTATAACAGAAGCATATTCTAGGGTAAGAGAATCGATCACTATAGGTGGCTTAATTGGAAAATTATTTAATGCTGAGATTTATAATCTTGCTTGGTATTGGGGCGATGGTTCTGCACATGATTGTTATGCTCGAGGAACTATGAGTATTCCAGACCCTTCAATTAGTCAATCGGCATTTGAAGCGGATGGTTTAGATTATCCGACAATATTACGACAAGGAGGGCGCGATGGCTTTGTAGGTGTTAGTTCTAATTATGTCCCTTTCGAAAATTGTTATTCGACTGGTGGTTATCGTGGTTTTAATGCTTCGGGATATGCTTTGGATACTAATTGTTATTTTGATGAGGCAACCTCAGAAGGAGCCATGATCGAAGGCAATGGTAATCCAGATCAAGCTAGAAGCACAACCCAAATGCAAAGAGAATCAACGTTTGTTGATTGGGATTTTGTAAGTATTTGGAAATTATCACCCTCTCGAAATGATGGGTATCCATATTTTGGAGGATATGAGGGACGACCAGATGGTCCAACATGTAATTCCGTTCGTTTAAAAAATGTTCAAAGCCAATTCTTAAATTTCGCTCGACAAAGAGAAGGCGGGCCAATACTCTTATAACATTTATATTTATTAAACAAAGACAAAGAATGGGGATGAGGCATATTGGAGATGAATTTCAAATTTGGTAAAACGCCAGCCACCAAAGACCCAAGGGATTTACTATTCCATAATTATGTGAATCTTAGTAAGATTCCAAAACCCCCAGAGTATTTTGGTGATGAAGATGTAGTATCAGAGTATCCTATGGATGGGAATGATAAATATGGCAATTGTGTTTGGGCTATGTTCGCTCATATGTGCCAACTATTTGCTGCGTTAGGAGGAATGCCTTGTAACTTCTCATTAGAAGCCATCTTAAAAGGTTATAGTGATGTTACGGGGTTTGATCCGAACGATCCAAGTACCGATCAGGGTACAAATGAACGTGATGGTCTCAAATATATGATTAAGACGGGTCTTGTCGACACAACCGGTAAAATTCATAAATTTGGAGCATTTGTAAAGATTGATCCAAAAAATACCCTTCATATGAATGCCGCTTGTTGGTTATTTGGCGCTGTTCCTTTGGGTGTACAAATTCCAGCATCTGCTATGGAACAGTTTAACAACAACCAACCTTGGAGTCTTGTATGGTTGAACAACCATATTGAAGGTGGGCATGCTATTCCCTGGGTAGCAAAACGAAATAACGATATTGTTCTTACCTGGGGCAGAAAACAAGAAATGACGTTAGCTTGGTTTAGGCGTTTTTGTGATGAAGCCTACGCAGTGTTAAGTCCTGAAATGTTAAAAAATGGTATAAGTAATGAAGGATTTAACTTTACTCAACTGAATGCGGATCTTGTTGCGTTGTAAAAAAAGATGAAGACCCAATATTTTTATTGACAGGAGGGATTGTTTAGTGTTGGATAAACTTATCCCAACAGCAGATTATGGTATGGCAATTATGGTTGTGATTGGGGTCTTCTATTTGATTGGTAAAGGTCTTGATATTTATTACAAACTCGGAACCAAGAATAATCCGATGGAGACCCATAATGACACAAACCCAGTTCTTGTTGTCGCTTTAGAAAATAATACAAGAGCTATGTGCTCGATGACAGAATTATTGGCAGTGATGCGAACAACACAAGTCACAGCATTAACTATGACGGAAGAGTTGGTCGCTAAAGCCAGGTTGGCTCCATAGAAAGGCGGAGGGGTGTGAGGCGAGAAGGAGATAGATGATGAATTTTTTTAACAATCCGAATAAAGGCAGTTTCAAAGATTGGTTAGCGAGTATATATTCATTTCAATTTTTAGCTACTTGTGTTAAATTTATGATATTTCATCAGCCAGAAGATTTACAATTGATCGCGGAATTATTACCATTGGAAATACTGATCCTTGGCGGATACTTTGCTCAAGAAGTCAGTACCGGTATAACTCAAAATAAACTTAAAGTGGAAAAAGAAATATCGACAAGGTCGCAGGTACCCTGTGATCAATAGGAGGGAACTATGCAAAGTAGAGATCCTAAGAACTACAAAGCAATTGATATCTCAAGTAATAACCCAAATATAAACCTTACCCAAGCAAAGGCCGATGGGTATACTATGGTTTATATCAAAGCCACCGAGGGTCTTACGTACGTAAACCCTTTGATGGCGAAACATTATCAGCAGGCAAAAGCCCTTGAAATGTTTGTAGGGTTCTATCATTTCTTTAATGGCGCAAATGCAACTCAACAAGCAATTCATTTTTGTAACACGATTGCTGGTATGCCTTATGATTGTCTTCCTTGTCTTGATGTTGAGGCTAAACCTGAAATGATGGACAAGATGGCGTTCTCTGATATGGTGCATGAGGCTTTGAATGAGATCGCATATTTAACTAAACAATGGCCGGTTATTTATGCCAATACAGATTACTGTCGAGAATATTTCGTCGCAGACAAAGTCAACATGTATCCTTTATGGGTAGCGGACTACAATA